TTACAACTTATCTAAATAGAACCCACAGTCTGTAAAGACAAGTCTTTTCCCATTGCGTTGATAATATAAGCCGTATTTTTGCTTGAAAACGGCAATGGCATCATAAAGGAATATTTCCGTAACCCCCAGATATTCTGCCACATCGTATAGTGTCTGGCAGCCGTCCAACACTGCATCAAAGAGATCTTCGATTTTCAGCATGCGGTTCACAGCCCATTTGCGGGCAATCTTTTCTTGTTTCCGCTGGCTGGCGTTTTCCTGATTCAGGATATTTCCAACAGTGGTATGGTAATGTCCGATTTCCTCAGCGAGAACACAGGCTTTTTCCGTATTTGTCATATCTTTTTTGATACCGATTGTGGAGCCTTTGCAAAGTCCTTTTGCATGGGATTTGAAATTTTTTTCAATGACCTGAAGACCTATCATATCTGCATCATTTAACAGTTGTTCATAATCACACATATCATAGATCACCTCCGGTATTAAAGTTCGTCCAGATCTTCCTGCATCAACGCTTGTTCTTCCTTGTTTTGGGTTGCGTCATTATGAGCGGCAACGGGCATTAAGTGATCAGGTTGAGAAGTAATACCGAGAAGACGGTCAACAAAGGGTTGAGCTTCTGGCTTGTTTCGATAAGCAGTTAAAACATCACTTTCATGTTTTGTTAAAGCTGTTGAAAGTAATGTCTGAGGCATTGCCCTATCCACATCGTAACCCATAAGCCATACAGGGTTAACATTAAAATACTTTGCCATAAGTTCGATAGTGGTGATTTTGGCAGCCATTTGTCCTGTCATATAGCGAGATATTGTAGGAGAGGATAACGAAAATCTATCTGCCATTGAATATGTTGTTTCATTATGTTCTTCCATTAGTAGAGTTAGACGTTTAGAGAATATATCTTTATTTACTGTTTTCTTTTTCATGCAATCACCTCTTTTGACGAAAGTATAGCATAGGGTGTTGCGAAAAGCAATAACAAAAGCACGAAAAAACATAAAAATATTACGAAACGTATTGACAATATGTTTTTGTAGTGTTATATTGTGGTTACTACGAAACGCAACACATGATATGGAGGTGATGGAATGAAGAAAGTCAAAAAATATGAAGAACTTTCAGAATTGAAAGGGAGGATGAGAAAAGAAGGGTATAGTTACAGAAAACTTAGCGAGGAGACTGGTATTAGTGTAAATGCAATAAATGATAAGTTGAATGGATATTCTGCTATGGACACAGACGATGTGGAACTTATTGCAAAAACATTGGGTATTTTCCCAGAAGAAATTATGATATATTTTTTTCCTCAAATGTTGCGAAACGTAGCGGAGTGAAATCATATATGCAATAAATATGGAGTCATAGGGATTTATGAAGGAGGATGAAATTTATCATGTTACGCGAAAGAGTCGAAAGAATCGCAGAGAAATATGCGGATCTTGTTGAGAAAAAACTTGATGAGTCTTTACAAAAAGGACCTATATCTGTCACGGAGTTTGAAGAAATCAAAGATGGAATCCGGATGTTAAACCATGTTATGAGTGCTTTAAGACAAGTCGAAGGATTGAGCTTGGCAGATATGTATGGTGTAGAGGTAGAAATCAAAAAAGGGAAGTTAAACAACTTCCCAGTCACCTAATTCTTTTGGAACGTCAGCTATTTGACCATCTAACAAGTCCCAAGCAGCGCATCCAGTACAATGCATATAAATATTATCTGCTTGAATTTCAGGTGAAACACATGTTTCCCAGATAGTTTCATTATAAAGGAACCCGAATTGACCATTTTTAAGTTCGACTATATAAAGTGGTCCAATAGGACTAATATAACGCCACATAATAGAACTCCTTTCTTGTTTGAGTTTGTATGTTGATTGAAAAACAATCACTGAAGTAGCTCAAAAACAGAATGTAAAAGCTCTTTGAAAAATTCTTTATATTTTTCTCCCATTTCAAGCACATTACGAATCAGAGCTACTGCAGCTGAAGCATCGGATAGAAAATCTTTTATGGAAAATTTATTTTCGTAATGTTTGTTATATTCCATCGCAAATGGTTTACAAAGGAGCTGAAGTTTATGTTCTGTATCCGAAGATAGCTGAAGTTCTCCGTTCCAATATTTTTGAAGAAGCTCGGATTCATGTTCCGTAAGGTTACACCATTGGAGTGCAGAGAGTTCATTCCATGTAAAGGATTTTATATCATTCCATTTCATTAGAAACATCCTTTCTTGAGATTACTCGGCTGCGGCAACAGCCTGTAATTTCAGGATAAGGTAGGAAAAGCAATTTGTCAATGTGTACAAATCAGCGAAAGCCTATGAAGCATAGGACAAACCGTCAACCACATACACTGCAACAGGAGGTGTTACATATGTCGAAACCAAAAAAGGAATACCGTGTGACCGTATCTTATTGTGAGAAAACCCCGGAGGAAGCAGAACGCCTCCGGCGGCATATCACAAATGTGCTGTATGACAAAAAAATGCTGAGCCTCCAGCGGCAGAAAGAAAAAGAAGCCCTGGCGGCGCAGAAGGCATGACGGGACTTCGGTCCTGCCAGTGGACAAGCATAGAAAGGAACCAAAGATGTTAAAACCGGGATATCGGTATGTGGTTTGCGGCGACTGCGGTGAAATCTGGAACATTGCCAAAGAGCAGGACACCAGACGTGGCTATCTTTGCCCGCAATGTACATACAAGCGTCGCATGGAGAGGAGGAAAAAAGATGGACAAGCTCATCATTACGCTGCTGGTGGTAATCGGGGTGTTAGTTCTTTTTCTGGGAATTGCTCTGGAGGAGATCAAAGCCCTGCAACAGGACAAGCGTGACTGGAAAAACCGCTATTACGCAGCGGCGCAAATCAAAGCCAAAGACAGAATTTGACAAGATGAACAGTAGGAAGTGAATCTATGAAATTTTCAGACATTACGAAAGTAGCGAAACGATTCCGCTATGCCGTCATTGTGACAGATGCTGGAAACAATCAGTGGTGCCTTACAGGAGCGGCTGCCTACAAATTGGAAGGATTGCCATACCTGACAGCAGACGATTTTCTGAACATTATTGGCATAGCGGAAGCGAAGAAATGTAAGTGGTATTTGGGCGATCGGCAGGATGAAGCGGGACTTTTCAAAATAGATCGTCTGGGAGAGCAGGAATTGACCGGAGATATGGCTGGCGTTTCCATTTTGTATAACGGACATAAGCTGATGCCTTTTTATCTGGCAGAAGGTGTTGTTTGGCTGGATGTGGACTTGCTGGCGCCGGTATTGAACGGAAAAACGGAATACCTTCGTTTTTTCCTGCGGAATCAGAACGGAAGGCGTACCATTGCCGTCAAAGACGGTCTGGTATTGATTGCGGTGATTGGGGAGTTCCCCTTAGACCAAGGTTTATACGAACATGTGAAATTGATGTGGCAGCAATGCCAGATACAGGGAGTGGAGGTGGAATCCCATGAAGACAGTGACGATGATGCTGATTGAGGAAACAGGAGCAAAGATTATCAAACAAAATCCTGCCATGGAAGAAATGGCAGCTAGAATCGGAGCGGTGGGCAGAATGGACATCATTCCCATGCGCCCGAACTTTGACCAGATTTATCTGGCATTTGATATGGCGAAAAATCCAGATGGTCCTATGTACGATGGCTGGGAAGGAGAACGGAAGCTTATTGTGGGAAAAGGGATTTTGTTTCGCATGGCAGGCATGCGGATTTGGGATTTGCCCATGGAAGATGGAGAAAAAGCGGCGGAGCTGGTGGAAGTCAGAGGAGAGCAGCTGGCATGGGACAAGCTGTGATGGACATAAAAAAATCCCTGTGGCGGGAACCACAGGGAAAGGGCATCGGGAAATGCCCAAGATACATCTGTAAAAAGCATAGCATGAATATGGAAATTTTGCAAGCGTTCTGACGGTTTCGGCTGTGAGAACGCTTTTGTAAAGAGAGGTGCGGGAGCCTCTTGGAACCTTGATAGAGAAGTTATATTTATGACCACGGAGGGGAGTATATGCCAAGATACATCAAAAAGATATGGAGCGGGGATGTTTACGAAGCGGAGGAATACTATTCCAGACGGAAAATCAACAAAAGCTGTCTGCGGGGACCCAATGTAAACGGAAGCAGTGTGGAGCAGCAGGAACGGAATCTGAAATATGCCAGAAAAAAACTGGCAAGAAAAATCAATGCCAATTTTGGAAAGGGAGATTTGTTTTTGACACTGACCCATAAACAGTATGTGGGATATGGAGAAGCCAAACGACAACTGCAAAATTTTCTGAAGCGTCTGAAGCGGAAACGGAAGAAAATGGGGCTGCCAGAACTGAAATATGTTGCAGTGACAGAAGCGGAGGATAAGCGTGCCCATCATCATCTGGTGGTAAGCGGTACCGATCTGACTGTTGACCAGTGGACGGAACTGTGGGGACAAGGTCGGATCATGATTTCCCGTTTGGAACCGGATGGAGATTATACGGGACTGACCAGATACATCACCAAAGAATGTCCTCTGGATCATTCCAAACGATGGAGCTGCTCCAGAAATCTGGTGGAACCCAAAGTGGAAGTTGTCCCCATGAAAGATGAAAAACCAAAACAACGTCTGCGGGTACCAAAGGGATATCGGGAAGTGGAACGGTATGAATATACATCTGAAGAAAATGGGATGTTTCGCTACATAAAAGCCATCCGTAATGGCGGAGCTGATTATGGGGAAGGAAAGGAGCAGGAATCATGAAACAGAGAAAAGGAAGCCATTCATGGAGCATTTTGACGGGAAAGGAAAAAAGATGCTTTGTGACGGGCAGGACAAGCTGTTTGCAGAAACATCATATCTTCCATGGAAATGGAAAGCGGAAGATTTCCGATAGGCACGGCTTCTGGTGTTATCTGGTGCCAGAGGTACATCTTGCGGGGCTAGGCGGTTTGCATGCGTATCCGGAGAGTGGTCTGGATAAGGCACTGAAGTGTATTTGCCAGCGGGAATTTGAGAAAACACATACCAGAGAAGACTTTATTGCTCTGATTGGGAAAAATTACATATTGCTGGATTTAAAAGAAGCGGTGCAGCGGAAAGCGGAAATGGAAAGCATGGTGGAGCGGAAAGGCAAGGAGAACTATAAAGCCTACGCCATGGAGAAGTACGGAAAGATGCCGGTAAACGACTGCTGGATGTGTGAGTATGAAAGCCAGTTTGTGGAAGAAATGGATTTGTGCATCCACGGGGAGGAGGATGGGTTTTGGCTGATGTGACAGGAGGATTGTCTGGGTGGTTTGTTAGTGGAAAAGAGATTGCGTTTTGAGGTGAATGAAAATGGAAGCATATGAAAAAAAGACGAAAGAAAATGTTTTAGAACGTATGGAACGAATCGGCGCAGATCGAAAAATAGCAGATTTCAATGTAAAAATGAGTATGGATTATGAATTTAAAGTAAAATACGCAGAAATTAGAGTATGGGAATTTTACAACGAATGTATGAGCAGAGGTTTTAACTGCCATGTATCTGTAGGTGGACTAGACAGTATTACATTATTTTTGTTTTTGAAAAGTATAGGAATCCATATCCCGGGAATTAGTGTTTCATATTTGGAAGATAAGAGTATTCAAGATGTTCATAAGGCTTTAGGTATAGAGCGGCTTTTGAGTGCCAAGAAAAAAGATGGAACACACTGGAACAAAGCTGAAATTATTAAAGAGTTTGGATTCCCGGTCATTTCAAAGGAAGTTGCTTCCAAGATTGAATTGCTTCAAAATCCATCTGAGAAAAACAAAACAGTAAGGCATGCCATTATTACAGGAGAAACCGGAGAATATGGTGGATTTCAGAAAAACAGCAGGATGAAACTAAGTCAAAGATGGCTTGATAAGTTTGGAGGTTATGAAAATGATGTGGAGGGTGTTTCTTACGGCACACCTGATTTCAAGATATCCTCCAAATGCTGCTATTATCTCAAAGAAAAGCCATGCGAAGACTGGGCAAAAGAGCATAACAGCGTTCCTTATTTAGGGTTGATGGCATCAGAAGGCGGAAGAAGGGCAAAGAGTTTAAAAATCAACGGTTGCAACTATTTTGGGAAAAGCACAATTCGTTCAGCTCCATTTGCCATATTCAAGAGACAAGATTTGTTACAGCTTGCAATGGACTTGAATGTTCCTGTTCCTGAAATTTATGGAAAAATCGAGAGAAAACCGGATGGTACATTATACACAACAAAGGCACAAAGAACAGGATGCAGTATGTGTGGATTTGGAATACATATGGAAAAAAGACCACATAGATTTGACCTTCTTAGAGAACGGAATGAAAAAGAGTGGGCTTTTTGGATGTATGAAATGGGATGGGGACATGTACTGGATTATATTGGAGTGGACTGGGAGAACAAATACATTTCAACTGGAGAACAATTAAGATTGGAGATGAATTAATAGATGGAAAAAACAATTAGAATTTTACGGTATTTTGCAAAGGTTCAAAAATGCAGATTATGTGGAAATTGTAATGATTGTTTATTTATTGATTTGTGTGCAGATGTGAATATGGAGTCAATGAAAGAGGATGTTTTTTCAAAAGCAGCGGACTACTTGGAACAATACAAAAGAATCATGGATGAAGAATATTCAAAGGAAAGTAGTTTTGAAGAAGCGGAAAAGAAGGCTGAGAAGGTAAGGCGGCGTGACGGTTGTGAAAAATGTATGGTTACGGATTCATATGAGGTATAGACCATTTTCGTGAGACCAAGAAAAAGGCAAGAGGTACATGAAAGGAGATAAACATGCAGAAGCCATTATATGCGGATGCCATTGCTTATTTTGAAAAGCTGGAAAAGAAACATGCTTACCAAGCGAATAAGGCAAAGTGGCAGGGACGCAGTGAACAGGAAATCGAAAACATCCAGCGAAAAAAGGAATATGCAAGGCTGGCAGTGGAAGCGCTGCGGCAAATGGAAGGGTGAAGTATCAATGAACAAAGTGGTATTGCTGGGCAGACTGACAAAGAATCCAGAGATCCGATACGCTGAGGGAGAAAATCCGGTTGCAGTGGGACGGTATACGCTGGCTGTCAACCGAAGATGGAAAAAGGAAGGCGAAGCGGAAGCGGATTTTATCCCATGCGTCACATTTGGAAAGTCTGCCACATTTGCGGAAAAGTATTTTTCCAAAGGGCAGCTGATCTGTATTGTTGGACGGCTGCAGGTGCGAAACTGGACGGATAAAGACGGAAACAAAAGAAGAAACATGGAAGTGGTCGTGGAGGAACAGCACTTTGCAGGCAGTAAAAACGAGAATCAGGAGCCGAGGAGAGAACCGGCACAGGATGGGTTTTATCCCATAGACGATATCGAGGATGATGATCTGCCGTTTTGAGGAGTGAAAAGGAAAGGGGCTTGTAAGATGTCAAAGGATGAAGTAAGAATGTGCCGCATTTTTAATTGCGACAGGAGAAGAGGAAATGTTTGCTGTGCTGATTGCGATTACCATAAAAAGTGTAGAAATAGTTGCCAGAACAGACCAGAAGTCTGTGGATGTGTAAAGGAAAACGGGTGATGTCATGCGGAAAGACAATATCAGAGATTATGCAACAGAAGCCTTTCGTTTTTATGCTGCCTGCGGAAGGCTGACGGCAGCAGAACTGGAAGAAAAGGTGCGGCAGGAGATTTATACCAAGTCAAAACGAGAGTTTTTACATAATGGAGGACCACATCTGTCAAGCGATGCCACAGCTTATGCAGTGATGCAGGCAGAGGATGCTGTGGCGGAAATGCAGGCGGAATTTTTGGATATTCTGGCAGTGGAGAGGACATTGATGCAGTTGGATGAAGCGCAGCGGAAAGCCGTTGAAATTGTGTATTTTACAAAGCCGGATCAGGAATTGGAAAAAGGAGAAATTTCCAGAAGGGTGCATCAGGCGGAAATGGAGATTCCAGCAAGTACAGATACTATTTTTCGTTGGCTAAGATTAGCACGAAAAACTTTTGCACAAGCAAGAGGACTAAGAATATTGCAAAAATAAATTTGCAATATTGGGAAAATTTGGTATAATAAAAAAGACCTATATAAATGGATATAGGTGTGGAGGATTGTTTTCAAGAGGATTAAAGAAATCTTAAGAGAAATCTTTAATTCAAGTTGAAGATTACCTTGAAGCAGAAAGCACCCTGCTGTCACCAGCAGGAGCAGCTTTAATGTTGCGCTGTCGATAGGACTCACCTCACTAACTATTATAACATAGTTTGTTATGGCACAAGATCGTGGGATAGTTAGAATTCATTTTGCAACTCAAATTTGCAGCAACATCAATTTGAAAAGTGAATACTATGTTTAGCTATTTACCTATCAGCTTATGAATACTATCCTCTTGCTGATAGGTATTTTGCATTATTAGGAGAAAATTATGAATTTGCAAGAGTGGAAAAAACGAAACTGGAAAGCAAAGAAATATGCACATTTTGATGCAAGAAAAAATTTATCTCAAGTTTGGTATTATATATCAGATAAAAGAAATATTGTAAAACATGGTTTTTATCCATTTATACACTATACTCAAAAACATAGGAAATATAACTGCAAAAAGAAAAGCCATACAAAAGAAAGAGAGATTGCATATGCTGCTCACGTGGACAGATATATATATTCATATTATGGTTTTATGTTAAATGAACTGTATATGAAAGAATTGCAAAAGCAAAATCTTATGGATGTGCCGCTTGCATATAGAACTGACTTAGGGCAGAACAATATTCATTTTGCAAAAAAAGCATTTGATTTTATTTTAATGAATGAACCTTGTTATGTAGTTATTGGAGATTTTCATCATTTTTTTGATAATTTGGATCATAAATATTTGAAAAAACAAATATGTACGGTTCTTGGTCAAAAATCATTACCAGATGATTATTACGCAGTATTTAAAAACATTACGCATTATTCGACTTGGGAATTAAATGATTTGCTGGAATTAAATAATTTAAAAAAAGGTCAAAGTGGTATTAAAACATTAAATGAAAAAGAATGCGTACTGTCAAACGAAGAATTTAAAAAATTAAAACATAAGTATGTAAAATCACATAATCTAGATTTTGGTATACCTCAAGGATCTCCAATCAGTGCAGTCCTTTCTAATATTTACATGTTGGAATTTGATAAAAAGTTGAATGAATATGTTCAGAAGAATTACGGAAAATATATGCGTTATTGCGATGACTTTGTAGTTATATTTCCAGAGAAAAAGGGTAGTGATTTTTGTGAAGAAATCAATTTTATTCGGAATTTAGTTAAAGAAACAGATGGACTTGAACTGCAAGATGAAAAAACGCAGATTTATTTATATGAAAATGAAATGGTTCAAAATATTAGTTCAACTTACGTAAAAACAACAAATGTGAAAAACACAATAGATTACTTGGGATTTAGTTTTGATGGAAGGGAAATTACCATCAGAGATAAAACTATTTCAAAATATTATTATAGAATGTATAGAAAAGCAAAACATATTGTAGCTTCAAAGGGAATTACAAAAAATAACCATAGGATATCAAGTATAAATTTATATCTCAAATATAGTGAAAAAGGTGCAAAAATAGGAAAAGGAAATTTCTTTAAATATGTACAACGCGCCGATAAAATTTTTAATGGCGAATCAGATAAGGATGTGTGGGGAATAACAAAAAAGACAAAGAGGCATATGGTAAAAATAAGAAGGATATTAAATAAAATAGAGGAAGATAATAGTACAACGCCCTAATTCCATGTTATTATGGCATCATGGAACCCAAAGGGAACCACAAAGGACCAGCAATGGTCCTTTTTCTTTTTCCTCGGGAGGTGATTTCAATGGGAAACACATTCACCATTGGAATAAAAAACTACAAAAGCCTGCAAAAAGAATTCCGTAAACTGAAACAGGCACCCGAAGCGGTATCAAAGGGAATCGTAAGTGATTTCAAAAGACGTGCGCCTGGCTGGATCGCGAAAGAAGTATGTGCCGTTTACAATATCAAACGGACAGAGGTGCGCCCCAAGAGCGGCACCGGAGGTACAAAGATCGGATATATTGGTGTTCGTGGCAAAACCATAGCCAAAGCGGCACTGGTCTATCAGGGACGTCGTTTAACTCCCGTTCACTTTCAAATGCGACCGACAGCACCGCCCTTGAGCAGAACAGGCTATACCATCAAAGCAACCATCAAACGTGGGCAGCGTAAAACATTAGGCAAAGTGAAGAAGCTGACGAAAAAGCAAAAAAAGAACATCGGGAAGAACTTCCGAAAGCAGGGCAAACAAAACAGCGCCGCTTCACCGATCATGCTTTTGCATACAGGAAACCGTCAGGAAGGTGGTACCAGTTACATTCCTTTCCAGCGCATGAGTCAGCGTCGAAGTGATTTGAAAGCCATCAAGACAGTATCTATGCCGCAGATGGTCAGCAATGATGTTGTAAAAGAAAACATTGAAAAGACCATTTCCACGGAGATGGGCAAGCGTATTGACCATCACATGAAGCGGTACATGAAATAATTAATTTTACTGCAAAAAAATGAAGCAAAGGTATGGTGCAGGCATTCCACAGGTACTGTGAAAACCTCTTTACCTACTGTGGTGCTGGCGAGCCCAAAATCTCTCTATTTTTGAAAAAATTTTTTTGCCCCATTTCGTTTCCAAGGAGGTGGAGAAATGGCAGAAACCAAAAAGAATTTACAGTCTACACGGACCATTGCTTCCCTTTTTGGCGTCACAACCAGAAGGGTGGAACAGCTCAAAACAGAAGGCATCATCCAAGGGGAAGGGCGTCCCATCAAGTATGATTTGTTTCCCACGGTCAAAAGCTACATCCAGTATCTTTCCGATAAAGCCAACGGCAGAGAAAAGAAAGCAACAGATCAGGAAAACGAAAGTCTGAAAATTGAAGCGGAAGCGCGGTTCAAACAGGCAAAAGCGGAAATGGAAGAATTGAAGCTGCAGGAGTTCAAAGGGGAGCTTCATCGGGCAGAAGATGTGGAGCAGATCACAACGGAACATGTGATGCAGGTGCGTGCCATGCTTATGGCACTGCCCAATAAACTGGCGGTGGACTTGGCGCATATTTCCACTGCGGCAGAAGCGGCAGAACGCATCCGCAAGGAAGTACAGACCATGCTGGAGGATTTATCCACTTTTCGATACGATAAAGAAGCCTACCATAAGCGCATGCGGGAACGCGCCAACATGCAGAACAAAGTCTATGACGAAGAAACCCCATAATGTGCCGTCAGTAATCCGCACATTTTCCCGCGCTTTTGCCAATTACAAACCGCCGGAAGCCCTTACCGTTTCACAATGGGCAGAAAAATACAGAGTGCTGTCACGGGAAAGCAGTGCGGAAGCTGGACGTTGGCGCAACGAAAGAACGCCTTACATGGTGGAAATCATGGACGCGTTCACAGACCCAAAGGTGGAGAAAATTTCTGTAGTGGCAAGTTCTCAGGTGGGAAAAACAGAGATCCAGCTCAACATTGCGGCGTTCATCATCGACCAAGACCCCAGCAGCATTTTATACATACAGCCCAGCATTGAAGAAGCCAAAAAGTTCAGCCGTCTGCGTATTGCGCCCATGATTCGGGACTGCAAAAAAATCAGCGGAAAAGTGACAGAATCAAAAGCAAGGGAAAACGGCAATACGGTATTGCAGAAAAGTTTCCCCGGCGGCATGCTCACCATCATTGGTTCTAATAGTGCCTCTGCATTGGCGTCTACGCCTGTAAAATATGTTCTGGGGGACGAACGGGACAGATGGGCATTGTCCGCAGGCAATGAAGGGGACCCATGGAAATTAGCAGAAGCCCGCACCACCACTTTTTTCAATCATAAAATGGTGGACGTATCCACACCGACCATCAAAGGCGCCTCTGCCATTGAAACTTCTTTTCTGGAAGGGACACAGGAAACATGGCAACAGGCTTGTCCCTGTTGTGATGTCTTTCATGAAATCGATTTTGACGACATCCATTTTCAGTTTGATACCATACAGCAGGGGCGGGAAAAGGATTATCTGGTCAAAGATATTTACTGGGTCTGTCCGGATTGTGGCTATATGGCAACGGAACAGGAAATGCGGAAACAGCCTTCCAAATGGGTGGCAGCATATCCAGAAGCCATTGCTCATGGACATCGTTCTTTTTGGCTGAAGGGATTTTCCTCCCCATGGCAGCCATGGGAGAAAATCATTTATGCTTTTCTTCGTGCCAGAAAAGACCCCCAGCGGCTGAAAGTTGTCTATAACACCATGCTGGGGAAACTATGGGAAGATCGTGGCGATCTGGAGGACGAAGATACTATGTTGTCCCGCCGGGAACTTTATGGCACACGAGCAGACGGCAGTCCCATTGAGCTGCCGGAAGGTGTGTTGGTACTGACATGCGGTGTGGATACGCAGGACGACCGTCTGGAATACGAAGTAGTGGGACACGGATACTATGGCGAAACGTGGGGCATCAAAAAAGGCATGATTGTGGGCGATCCCCACGACAAGGAAGTGTGGGAGCGTCTGGACGGTGTCATTGACAAAACATATTCTTTTGCTGATTCCAAAAGAGGGCTGAAGATTTCCATGACCTTTGTGGACAGCGGCGGTCATAAAACACAGGATGTTTACCGAGAATGTGCCAAACGCATTTACAAGCGGGTATTTGCCATCAAAGGTTATGGCGGTGACGGCATTCCCTACACAAAGCCGCCTTCCAAAGTGAAAATGGTGGTAAACGGCAAGGCTGTGGGCTTTGCGTGGCTTTATGCCATTGGCGTTGATGCGGGGAAAACGGATATCATGAGCAATTTGAAGGTACAGGAACCCGGCGCGAAATTTTGTCATTTCCCAAAGGAATCGGAGCGGGGATATGACAGCCTCTATTTCAGCGGACTGCTGTCGGAAAAGCTGGTCATGAAAACAGAAAAAGGGCGTACCCGTTGGGCATGGGTGAAATTGTTGGGGCATGAGCGAAACGAAGCATTGGACTGCCGTAACTATGCCCTTGCGGCTTTTCGTGTGTTGGACCCGGATCTGGATGCCGTAGCGGAACGCCTGCGGGGAACACCGAAAGAACAACAGCCCACCAAGCCCAAAAGAAACCGTGTGCGGAAAAATCGTGCCATGGAAGAAGGCTGGTAGAAAGGAGGCACATGATGGAAAACAAAACATTGCTGAAGCTGCGGCTGGAAAGAAAACAGACGCAGTTGGAAGCGGCATACAACGCTTATACGGCTTTGCTCAAGGGCGGCGTGCAGTCATACACCATTGGCAGCCGCAGTCTGACCCGTTTGGATTTGCCGTCTTTGGAAGAAACCATTGCAAAACTGGAACAGGAAATTGATATGCTGGAAGGGCAGATGGCAGGAAGAAAGTCAAGGAAAGCCTTTGGCGTTGTGCCGAGAGATATTTGAGGAAAACACTGTGAAACAAACTTTTGCAGTGTTTTTTTATTACCCGCAAAAAGGAGAAAACCATGAAAAAACAAAGAAATCCAACCAAAAGAAAGATTCAGAACAAGGGCTATTCGGAAGCAGGGGCAAGCTATGTCAAAAAATCCATGAAAGCCATGATTCCCAACAGCGGCGCACCCAGTGAGGATATTGACAACAACAACTACACCTTGCGGCAGCGTGCCAGAATGCTGTATATGGGTTCCGCTATTGCTGCCAGCGCCATCAAAACCAACCGCACCAATGTGGTTGGCAATGGGCTGAAGCTGAAAAGCACCATCAACCGCCATATCCTTGGTTTGTCACAGGAGGAAGCGGAAGCATGGCAGAAACGGACAGAAGCGGAGTTTGAGCTTTGGGCAACCAATAAGCGTGCCTGTGATGCCACAGGCGTCAATGATTTTTATGGCATACAGCAGCTTGCCCTTATATCATGGCTGCTGTCCGGCGATGTGTTCGCCGTCATCAAGCATTATGACGCCACGCCGCTGATGCCATACAGCCTGCGTCTGCACCTTATCGAAGCGGACAGGGTACGGACACCATACGCATTGACAGGCAGTGCCGTAGGTTACACAACAGGCGTGACGAAAGACGGCAACAAAATCTATGATGGTGTGGAAATCGACCAGAACGGCAGTATTCTGGCGTACCATATCGCCAATACCCATCCTTTCCAGTCTGCCATGACCCAGACGGAATTTGTCCGGGTAGAAGCCTACGGAGAGGAAAGCGGGCTGCCCAACATTCTGCACATCATGGAAAGTGAGCGTCCAGAGCAATTTCGTGGGGTTCCCTATCTGGCACAGGTCATAGAACCTTTGCTGCAGATGCGGCGGTATACGGAAGCGGAGATCATGAGCGCATTGGTCCAGAGCTTTTTTACGGCGTTTATCACCACCGAAGCCATTCAGAATGACATTCCCATGAATGAGCCTTTGAGCGGAGATGTTGGAGAAGTGTCAGACGATGAAAACGAGTACGAAATGGGCGCAGGGACCATCAATGTTTTGAAAGCCGGGGAAGATGTGAAGTTCGGTGCACCGACCCATCCAAACAGCGGTTTTGATGTGTTCATGCGTTCCCTTTCGGAGCAGGTGGGAGCGGCTTTGGAAGTTCCGGCGGATTTGCTCCTGAAATCTTTCAACAGCAGTTATTCCGCCAGCAGAGCCGCCTTATTGGAAGCGTGGAAAGCCTTCAAAATGCGGCGGGAATGGCTGACAAATGATTTATGCCGTCCCGTTTACGAAATCTGGCTGACGGAAGCCGTGGCAAGAGGACGCATTTCCGCACCGGCGTTTTTCACAGACCCTTTGATTCGTCAGGCGTATCTGGGCAGTGAATGGATCGGCGCACCGGCGGGACAGTTAGACCCTATCAAAGAAATCACGGCGGCGGTCATGGCAATCGAAAACGGGCTGTCCACCAGAGAAGCGGAAACCATCAAGCTCAATGGCGGGCAATATACAGCCAATATTGACAGGCTGCTGACGGAAAACGAACGCTTGCGGCAGGCAAATGGAGAACAGGCGCAAGGGGCGCAGGCGTTCCAGAATTACATTCAGACCCTTGTGCAAAAAGCAGTGGCAAAGGAGGTTGAAATGCGTGGCATTGGAACAGACCATTGACAAGCCCGTAAAGGCATATAACATTGCGGTCATTGACGATGATACAGCCGAAATCAATATGTATGGAGAAGTGGTGTCAAAATATCCCATGGACTGGTGGACAGGGGAGAAGATTCCCGGCAATTTCATTGCTTTGGATGAATTTTTGCAGGACTTAAAAGAAATCGAAGATAAGGCAAACATCATTGTCCACATCAATTCCATAGGCGGTGATTTTTATGCCGGGCTTTCCATTTATAACCGACTGAAAGGACTGTCCGGGAACATCACCACCATCAATGATGGGCTGGCGGCATCGGCTGCGTCCATTATTTTTCAGGCGGGAGATACAAGGAAAATGAACGCAGGCAGCAACTTGATGATGCACGGCGTGTCCGGTTTGCTGTTCGACTATTACAACATCGAGCAGTTAAAAGCCATTATCAAGCAGTTTACCGCCCATAATAACGCGGCAATCGGCGTTTATGCCGAAAGAAGCGGCAAGACAAAGGAGGAATGCAAAAATCTCATGACAGGGGAAACATGGCTGACGGGGCAGGAAGCCGTTGACGCAGGATTTGCCGATGAGGTCATTGACAGCGCACCTGTCCAAATGCGCCTGACAGAAGACCAGCATTTCCTTATGGCAAACGGCGTGCTGTTTTCCACACACAGGATGTCCTGTATCCCACAGGGGATTCCTGTTGGAAACATCGTCGTTCCGGCAGGAAAAACGTTGGCGCACCAAGAGAAAAATAAGCAAACAGGAGGGAATGAGAGCATGGAAATCAAAACATTGGAAGAAATGAAACTGGCTTTTCCGGAGTTCGTGGCACAGATGGAAACTGCCGCCAAAGAAGCTGGCAGAGCGGAAGGGGCAAAGGCAGAAAGAGAGCGGCTGCAAGCCATTGAGGACATTGAGAATGCCATCGCTGACAAAGATATTGTGAGAAATGCGAAATACGGCGAAAAGCCTCTGACGGCAGAACAGCTTGCCCTTGTTGCCATGCAGCAGGAGGCGCGCATCAAAGCGGCTGTGCTGGACGGCATGCAGAATGACGGCAAAGCCACAGAAGGTGTGAAAGCGGCACCCAATAAAGGCAATGAAGAAAACACACAGAAGGAAGACGAAGCAGAACTTGTGCATGGGGCTGTGAAAGTCTTTCAGTCTATGATGGGAGGGAAGCGTAATGGCTAAGAAATTGTATGAAAGAGTTGGAGAAACGGCATATGACGGTCTGCTGGTTGACCATTTTCCTCCGGCGGACGTGATGAGCGTCACAGTTAAAAGTGGGGAAGGCGCACTGAAGCGTGGCTCTGTGCTGGCAATGGACAGTACAGATGGCAAAATGTCTTTTCTGGCGGCAGAAAGCAGCGGCACACTGGATGCCAACTGTATTCTGGCAGAAGATGTGGATGCAAGCAGCGGTGATGCTGTGGCGCTTGCCTATCGCACAGGTCATTTTGCGGCAAACTGCCTACTGACCAAAGGCGAATATACACTGACATTCAAGGACAAAGAAGCACTGCGCAAAGGCGGCATCCTGCTGTCTGACGCGCTGTAAGAAAAAGGAGGTATTTGCTATGGCATTGGATATTTACAGTACACATACCCTTTTGCTGGCGGTGGAACAGCTGACACCACCCACCACATTCCTGCGGGACAGATATTTTCCCACCAATGAGGCAACAGACATCTTTTCTTCGGATGATGTGCTTATGGAATACCGTGACGGCGACAGAAAGATTGCGCCTTTTGTTGCACCCAGAAAAGGCGGCGTGACCATGCTGCGTCATGGGCATTACATGGAGCGTTATACACCGCCACGTATTGCGCCTGAGCGTGTATTGACCATTGACGAACTGAAAAAGCGTGGTTTTGGGGAAGCGTTGTTCACACAGCTGACTCCAGCGCAGCGCCAGCTTACCATGATTCTCAAAGACATTTCCGAACTGGATGCCATGATCACCCGCAGAGAAGAACTCATGGCAGCGGAAACCATGCTGACAAACGGCTGTATCATGAAGCATATTGCCGACGACCACACGAAAACAGACGACATGGAAATTCGTTTTTATGACGGGGAATCCAACCCCGCAGCCTATACGCCTTCTGTGAAGTGGGGGCAGGAAGGGGCAAAAATCGTGGATGATATTCATGTTATGATTCGTATGCTGACCAGCCGTGGTCTGCCTGCAACAGATTTGGTGGTTGCCCCTGATGTTGCTTCCATCATGCTGAACGATGCAGAGATTTTGAAACTGCTGGATATCCGCAACTACAACATCGGTGCCGTAGACCCCATTGCACTGCCCAACGGCGTTGCAAGAATCATGCGCTTGAATGTGTATGGCAGAACCATTGATGTATTCTGTTATGATGAACAGTATGAAAACGAAAACGGCGAAATGACACCTTATATTGGCGATGGACAGGTGATTCTGACAGCACCCAATGCCGGTCGTACTCTCCGCGGCGCCGTCAGTCAGGTGGAACAGTCCGACGGTCAGGTTTACACACACGCAGGCGCGAGGGTGCCCAAGTACGTTTCTGACGCAAAAGGCAATACCAGAACCATTACGTTGACGGCATGCCCCCTGATGGTTCCCAACCAGAAGAACCCTTGGGTATCTGCCAAAGTGACAGAATGATAAAATAGAAAGGAGGAAACGTACATGGAACAGATTCTTGTGAAAATCGTGAAAGGTGTATATGGATTTGATACTGGCAAAACCGTTGTGGGAAAATCCGCGAAAGATGCACCGTTTTTACTGGATGAGGACAAAGCCCGCCGCCTCTTTGATCTGGGTGTTGCGGAGCCTGTTTGTGATGACGCATACTCGAACAGCTATGTGTATGCAGTTGAGGAGGATGCGGAAATGGATGAAGGAATGAACGAAATCCCCACGGAGGACATGGAGAAACTGAATCTTGCGGAAATGACGCTGGAAGAACTGAAAGAATTTGCGGAGCCTTATGGACTGAAATACAAAGTTGGCACAAAAAAGGCTGACTTCATCCAACAGATTAGGGATGCTTTGGAGGAAGGAGCCTCAGAGGAGCTCCCTTCTTTTGACGCATCCGAGGCGGTGCAGTGAGTATGGAAGGATTTCTGGAACAAGTGGCGCAGGACATGGCAGATGTCTTTCTGGATCTGGATTTTTTCGGCGTAGAAGCGGTGGTGGAGGGAAAGAAAATCCTCATTGTTTTGGATAACGACAAATTGAAAGAAAAACAGGGTGGACAGGATTTGGCAGTAGCCGAAAGCGCCACCCTTTTTTATGCCCGCACACAGGACTTGCCGCCCAGACGGGCAGCCGGAGAGAATCTGAACATCAATGGTAGAGAGTGTATCATTGATGACTGGCAGGAGGATATGGGATTGTCTGCGCTGACGCTGCGAGAAAACATTGTGGTGTGACAGAAAGGAGGATGTTTATGACAGTTGTGGAGATCGTGGATCAGGTGACCGCATGGGCACAGAAGGAAATCTGCGACAAAGTACGGCTGAAAATGCCGCCGGAAAATGCCAAGGACAGCGATTCTGCTGGATATGACTATACCATGGTGACACCCACTGCTTTTTCTCTTTTCATCCCATCCAAAGAAAAACTGCCGCCATCTGTTTTGTCGCCCATACCGTCCCTTTGTGTGCGAATTCTGGATGGGGAGGACAGCCTGACAGACAAAAGTGGCAGAATCACATTGGAATTTTGCTTTTGCACATGGAATCCAGGCATCCATGGACAGGATATCCTGTTTCCCGATGAAAAGGACCGTTCCATCGTTCACCAGTGGAAAGGAGCGGAAGCGGAGGCTTATTATCAGCGGTATTATGAAGGCTGGCGGGATGCGTGGAACTGGGTGGATGTGACCCTGAGGGCGTTGGAAAGCCATCTGGACATCAATGGCATTGAAATAGACCAGAGTGTCGGCATCAAATTTTATCCGCTGAAGGAACAGGAATCCATCCCGGATTTTTATCCTTTCTGGTTTGCCTGCGTGCAGTTTGGCGTCAGACGCCCTTTGGTACGGAATATCCCTTCCTACCAGCATTTGCTTTGAATTTTAAGAAAAGGAGTTGAGAAAAAATGGCATATTTACACGGAACCTACGGCGCCTTTGACAAGTCCATTGGGCTGGTGCCTGTTGCCACAGATACCATTCCCGTATATGTAGGCGTTGCGCCCGTAAACCTTGTGCGTGGATACGAAGAAGTGGGCAATGTCAATGGACCGTTACAGGTCAAAAACATGGAAGGTGCCCAGCGTTTGTTTGGCTATTCCAAGGACTGGGAATCTTTTTCGCTGTGTGAGGTCTTTGCCGCACATTTTCAGAATGAGATTTCCAATGTATCGCCCATTGTAGTCATCAATGTACTGGACCCAGCAACACATAAAAAAGCAGGAGAACCCACCACACAGGAGTTGACCTTCGTCAATGGAACGGCTGTCATTGAAAACGATACCATCATTTTGGATACGCTGGTTTTGGCAGATAAAGTGGAGGGAACGGATTTTACGGTGGACTATGATTTCACCAAAGGACAGGTCATCCTCAAAAGCATTGCGGAAGAACCGCTGACAACGGTCAACGCCACCTTCAGTGAGGTGGATGTTTCCATGGTGCAGGAAGCGGATATTGTGGGCGGCGTGACGGCGGAAGGCGTTTATACGGGTCTTGGCAGCGTTGCACTGGTTTATCCGGAACTGGGTTTGATTCCCAATCTGCTGGCGGCACCGGGTTACAGTGAAAAACCGACGGTTTACAGAGCCATGATTCAGGCGGCAGCCAAAATCAATGGGCATTGGGACGCCATGGTGCTGGCGGATATTCCGCTGGAAAGCAACGATACCATCCAGAAAGCCGTGGAATGGAAAAAAGAAAATGGGTATACATCGGAGCGGGCGAAAGTTTGCTATCCACAATGGCAGACGAAAGACGGCGCCATCTACCACCTGTCTACATGGACCGCATGGCTTATGTGTTTGGTAGATGCCACCCATCAGGGCGTCCCCATGGAAACTCCATCCAATAAACAGATTCCCGCAGGGAAGCAGTTTTTCGGCAAAAACAGCAAACATAAAGGTTTTGACCAGCAGACAGCAAACGAACTCAATGAAAACGGGATTACCACGGCAGTTTATTGGGGCGGTGTCCATGTTCTTTGGGGCGGGCATACAGCAGCGTATCAATATGGTCTGGTTACAGATGCCAGAGCCATTTTTGACGTTTCCATTCGGATGATGATGCAGGTCACAAACGATTTTCAGCGGGAACATGCCCTGACCATCGACTGCCCCATGACAAAAGCCATGGCGGATACCATCAAAAACAGAGAGCAGGAAAAACTGGATGCCCTTGTTGCCATTGGTGCCCTCATTGGGGAGCCTGTGTGTGAATTCAAGGAAAGTGAAAACAGCACGGAGCAGCTCATGGAAGGTGATTTTGTATGGTCAAACAAAATGACGCCTACACCGCCCTTTAAGTCCGGCACCATGAAGGTGGCTTATACGGACGAGGGCTTTTCCACATATTTCAGCGAATGAGAAAGGAAGGTGAGAAAAAATGCCTTTTGTAGATATTTGTGGCGCCATCGTTGCCGATACGACTTATGTGAATAACGTCCTTGCGGCAAAAGACGTGGAGGCTACGTTGCCGGAAGTGGCACCTGTGGCGGCAGAGGTACAAGCCATGGGGACGATGTCACTGCCCATCTGGCAGCTCATTGAAAATATGGAACTGGCAATTACCAAAATCGGCGTGGATAAAGGGCTGCGTTCTATGATCACGCCGGAAACGCAATCTCTGGAAATGCGGTTCGTCCAGAATGTGACCGATGCCAACGGCATTACGAAACAGAAAGGCTGCAAAGCCTTTTTCAAATGTGTGCCAACAAAGATTCCCGGCATTGCGGTAACGGTGGGGGAAGCCAGCTCCAATGAACTTACGTTTACGGTCATGCGTTACCAGCTTTTTGTGGACGGAGAGGAACTGTTCCTTGTGGACCGTCTGGCTGGTATTGTGCGGGTGGCTGGAACGGACTATACCAAAACCATGAATAGCCTGTTGTAAACAAAAGAATAGCCCTGTGGAATTTCCCATGGGGCTTTTTTCAAAGAAAGGAGAACAGCATGAAAGATACATTGACATTGGAAAATCCCATTCTGATCAATGGGAAGGAAGTATCCGAACTGACTTATGACGCCAAAGAAATCACAGCGCTGCAATTTTCGGAAGCCTGCGCCCGCAGTGCCGCATTGGATAAAACAAAGACCTTTGCTTTCAAAATGCGTGAAAATGACTACGCCCTCCATTTGTATCTGGGTTTTATGGCGATCATTGCGGTCAATCCCGATATCGACGTTTCCGATCTGGAGCGCATGAAAGGGCAGGACATCAACCGTACTGCCAATATTGGTCTGCTTTTTACATTAGGGAGGTTGGGGGGGGCCTTACAGGAAAAAAACTCAGACGCGCCATCCGAGAATACAGCAGACACTTCCACACCAGCATAAAAGAGGTGGAACGGGAGCGGCTCATTGATTTCCTGCGGGATTACGGCGAAGCCGCAGAGGAAGTGATGGAGCGGCAGAAGAAAGCGCAAAAGGCATTCCACCTGCCAAAGCATCAAAGAAGGTGAATGAATGGCAAAGAATAAAATCATGACCACCATTGTCAATATGGCAGGCAATGTAGATCCTTCGGTGCAGAAAGCCTTTCGGGAAGTGGAGAGCCGGCTGGAAGGCATGAACGGCAAAGCCATAGCCGTGGGGGCTTCTGTTGCAGCGGCTGGTGCTGGCATTACCGTGGGCGCTGTTCATGCCGGAAAAGCGCTGATCAACATGGGGGATGCTTATAATTCCACCATGGGGGATTTACAAGCCAAAACAGGCGCAACAGCCGCAGAAATGGAAGGTCTGTCCGATGCGGTGGAAGGGGTGTATGCTGACCGAAACCTTGGGACAGATATGCAGGATGTAGCGGACGCAGTTACCCTTGCAAAACAGACAACAGGGCTTTGGGGAGAAGATTTGGAGAGCGTGTCTGCAGATGCACTGATGCTGCGTGATACCTTTGATTATGATTTGAACGAAAGTTTGAGAGCATCCAAAGCCCTTATGACAAACTTTGGTTTGGATTCCCATACGGCAATGAATTACATCGCAGAGGGTGCACAGAAAGGTCTGGACTATTCCGGTGAGCTTTTGGATACCATCAGTGAATATTCGGTTCAGTTCGCAAAGATCGGCATGGATGCGGACGATATGTTCAACATCATGCAGGCTGGCGCGGAAAACGGCGCATGGAATTTGGATAAAGTGGGGGATGCCATCAAAGAATTCTCCATTCGTTCCATCGATGGCTCCAAAACCACACAGGAAGCCTTTGCCGCATTGGGATATGATGCCAATGAAGTCATGGGGATTTTTGCCAAAGGCGGAGAGGATGCGAATATCGCATTCAATACGATTCTGCAAGACTTGATTTCCATGGATGACGAAGTAGCCCGTGATGCGGTGGGTGTTCAGCTTTTTGGAACGATGTGGGAAGACTTGGGCGTTGATGCCATGGCTGCGTTATCTGAGGTCACAGACGGAACTTATCTTGCAGGTGACGCTTTGAGTGAAATTAATGCTGTCAAGTATGACACAGTGGGACAGGCATTACAAGGCATAAGCAGACAGTTAGAAGTACAACTTGCTCCTGCTGGCTCCGCAGCGGCACAGAGATTGGCGGAAATGTCGCCGCAGATCACGGAGAGCCTAAAGACCGTTTCTCCATACATTGAGGATTTGGCAGTGAAGTTTTCCGATATTCTGGTAGATGGCATCGATTTAGCCATTGCAGCCCTTATTTGGTGTTCCCAGAATACGGATACATTAAAAGCGGCAGCCGTTGGTTTAGGCATCGTATTTGCCACATTCTCCGCCGCAAAAATGATTACGAGCATACACAATGCCGTTGCTGCCTTTTCATTGCTGCGGGCGGCACATCTGAAAGAGAAAGCCGAAACCATCTATCTGCAGGCGCTATACGCAAAAGACGCAGTGGTAAAAGGCGCAAGTACAGCGGCAACGGTGGCGCAGACGGCAGCGACGGGCGCATGGAATGTGGTCGCCGGCATAGGTACGGCAGTCACGTCGGCATTCGGCGCGGCAATGGCTTTTCTGACATCGCCCATTGGTCTTGTGATCCTTGCCATTGGTGCCCTCATCGGTATTGGCGTTTTGCTGTATAAAAACTGGGATACGGTCAAAATGTATGCGGTGCAGTTGGGGACGTTTCTGTCTGGCGTATGGAACAGCATCAGCACGGCAGTTGGCAATTTCATCAATGGCATCAAAGAAAAATTCCTATCGGGCTTCAGTGCCCTTGTGGGCATTGTCAAGGCGCCCATCAATGGTGTCATCAGTCTGATTAATGGAGCCATCAATGGAATCAACGGCATCAGTGTGGATATTCCTGACTGGGTGCCGGGTTTTGGCGGCAAACATTTTGGCTTGATGTTGCCCACAATGCCATTATTGGCAAAAGGCGGCTTTACCAATGGCGCATCCATTGCCGGTGAAGCAGGCACAGAAGCGGTCATCAGTTTTGACCCATCCGTAAGGAGCCAGAACCTTTCTTATTGGGCAAAAGCAGGTCAAATGCTGGGGGCATTGCCGGAAGGTGTTTCCGTTCTGGAAAGCGGCGGTGACAGCAACAGCATTTCCATTGGGCAGATCGTATTTTCACCGAAAATTGAAATCACTGGCAACGCAGATAAAGAAAGCATCATTGCTGCCATTCGTGCGGAATATCCGGAGTTTATTGATTTACTGGAACGGTGGTTTATGGAAAGGGGGTATTTTGCTTATGAAAGTTGAGATTCTGGGCTATGAGGATTATATCACCGCAGAAGGGGACACCTTTGACATTTTGGCGTTCAAGTATTACACCAACGAGAAATTGTCAAGCTATATCATCCAAGCCAATCTGGACTATGTGGATACGCTGATTTTTGAGCAGGGCATTTCCCTTTCCATTCCTATTTTGAACATGACCGAAGTGCCGGAGAGCCTGCCGCCTTGGAGAAAGGGGGAAACATCTTGATTCAGGTACATTTCAGAGGGGTGGATATTACGGATTCCATATCCATCAATGACTGCTATCACGATATGTATTGTGAAGGCAGAAGCGACACCCTGCACATTCGTTTCAACGACTCCCAGAACCAATGGGATGTCTGGCAGCCAAAAGTAGGGGACGAAATCGCTGTTTCATACGGCAGCATCGGCACAGGAAAAATGTTTGTGGACAGCACAGCGGCGGAAAATGGGCTTTATACCATTGTTGCGGCGTCTATCCCGCCCAGTGCCAAAGAAGGCAAGAGCAAAGCATGGCAGAAAATTTTCCTGACCCAGATCGGAAAAGAAATTGCTGGAAACCATAGCTTGTCATTCCAAAGTTATGGCGTTTCGGATGTGCAGTACGCCTATATCCTGCAAACCAATGAAACGGATTTTTCTTTTTTTCAGCGGCTTTGCACGTTGGAAGGATGCGCCTTTCTGGTTTATGACGGTACATTGGTCCTGTATGCCCAATCCTATCTGGAAGGGATTCCGCCTGCAAAGACAATCACCATCACATCCGATGGTGATTATTCTTTTGTGGACCATTCTGCCAGATTATACGGTTCCTGCCGCATAGAAAGAGGGCTGTATCAGGGGAACTTTCATGTGGATAACGGTGGGACGCGGCAATACGTTCCAGACATGGATATTCCCATTACCATATCCAGTCAGACAGAAGCGGACAGGTACGCCAAAAACTTACTGAGAAGCGTGAACAAAGGCATGCTGTATGGCTATTTTTATGGACGGGTCATGCCAGAATTTGCGGCAGCAAGTACAGCAAACATCGAGAATGACCGTGCAACCTCGTGGAATGGGCATGTCTTTTTCACGCACATACGAAACGACTATGGAAAGGGACGAAGCAAGGTCTTTTTCCGAAAACCATTGGATGGATATTGAGGAGGGCAGACATGATCAACAAAGGATTCATTTCCTCCCTAACGGAGGACGGCACAAAAGCCATTGTGATTCCCCAGGAAGCAAGTCAAAATGTAACGTTTCCCCTGGTCATTCCTTATTTCCTGCTGGAATGTCTGACGGTGAATATGCCGGTGGTCTATGCCACATTTCCAGATCAGACAGGCATCATTCTTGCCCGTATGGATGGGGAATGGAATCACAAAATATACAGGACATTGACGGTGGAAGGTACGGCACACATGACGGAACGGCTCACGGCTGATAGGGGCATCACTGCTACAGGGGGCATTTCAGCGGCAGGCGGCGGAAATGTGACGGTGCAGGGGGATATTTCTCTGACAGGCAGCATCACCGCCACCGGAGATGTCAAATCTGGCAGTGTCAGCCTGCAAAATCATGTTCACGGCGGCGTCATGAAAGGCAATAATGACACAGATGCGCCAAAGTAAAAAGGAGTGTGAAGCGGTATGGGTGTGATCGCATCGTGGGGCAGCAAAAAGTTTGAGGTCAACCCCAAAAAGATATATCCTTTCCGTGATTTTTCCACGGGATTCAAATTAAAGACGGATGCCAATGCCGATACCAGCGGTACAAGCCCCACCAACACCAGAGGACGGGAATTGGAGCAGATCACATGCAGCACTTATCTTCTGGCGTCTGCCGGTGTGGATGTGCGGGGAGAGTTTGGCAGCTGGCGGAAATTGGTGGGGGAAGCTCATCCCTTTTTCATCGGCGGTGTCAGTTTCGGTGCGGGGAATTTTCAGCTGGAAAGTGTGGATATATCAGAAGCACAGTTGGACACCAATGGCAATTTCCTTGCCGCGGCGTTGTCTTTTACCTTTACGGAATATATCCCTGCCAGTGCGTCGGCTACGGCAAAGGCAACCACCAAAAGCAGTAAAAGCAGTGGGAAAAGCGCCACAAAAAGCATGACGGAAACCATCGCGGAAAAGAAAAAGGAAGCCATGAACGCCACGGCTTCCACAGACGATAAGAAAAAGAAAAGCCCGTATTGACGGAAAAGGAGGGATGCCCATGAAAGCGGCGGGAAACGGCACGCCGAAACAGTGCGTGGAAAACCTGTTGTCCATGGTCAGAGGGGAAAATCCCATGGAGCGGGTGAAAGGCATTGATGCCAGATGGTTTGACAGACCGGAAGGACAGGCTGCGGAGGGATTGGTGGAGGACGCAAATTGGCTGATACGCACGTATGAACCGCGGGTCAATGTGGAAGATGTGAAAATCAGCATCGCAGAACAACAAGATGGCAGTTATGGACTGACTGCCTTTTTATCAGACGTTTAGGGGGTGAGCAGAAAACATGGCACAGGAATTTGATTTTGTCAATACAGATGCGGCAGAGATTTACAACACTGTCATGGAGTGGCTCATGGACAGTGTCAACGAGCCTTTATATCCCGGTGATGAGCGGCGGATTTACGGGGAAGCCTTGGTTTTTGTGCTGGTGAATGTCTATCACGAAATGAACGACACAGCCAAACAGCGTACCCTGCAATATGCCAGAGGTGTGGTTTTGGATGCTTTAGGCGAGCGGGTAGGCACCAAGCGTCTGGAGCCTGCTCCCGCATACGATACCTTCCGGTTTACCCTCAGCGCACCTCAGTCCCAAAACATTATCATTCCAGCCGGTACCCGAATCACACCGGACGGCAGCATATATTTTGCCACAAAGGAAACGGCTGTCATTCCGGCAGGAGAAACTTTTCGGGATGTGCTGGCAGTCTGTACCACAGCCGGCGGGGATTATAACAACATGGCGGCAGGAACCATCAAAACATTGGTGGACTTGATTCCTTATGTGGCAAGCGTCAGCAATCTGAAAGGCACCACCGGCGGCGATGACGGGGAGCCATATACCACAGAGGGGGACGACCGTTTTCGGGAACGGATACGCCTTGCGCCGTCCTCTTTTTCCGTTGCGGGACCATTGGCGGCGTATCGCTATTATGCGTTGTCAGCCGATGCGGAAATCATTGATGTGTATGTCCATTCTCCCAAAGCAAATGAAATTGTGATTGTGCCGCTGATGACAGGGGGAACACTGCCGGATGAAGATGCCCTGCAAAAGATACAGGACGTGTTTGCCGACGATATCCGACCCATGACAGATGTGGTGACAGTAAAGGCGCCGGAACAGGTAAGCTATGACATCCATATCAAGTATTACTGCACGCTGGAGAAAGAAGCGGACGCCATTGCCGTTGTCGAAGGAGAAAATGGCGCTATTCGGCAGTATAACGACTATCAGTGCGGCGCTTTGGGGCGGGACATCAATCCAGATCAGCTGAAAAAATATATCCTTGCGCCCAAAAGCGGTTTGGAAGCAGTGGAACGAGTGGATATCATTTCCCCAGTATTTACGGAGCTATCCAGCCTGCAGGTGGCAAAATTTTCGGGAGAACTGACGGTTTCCCATGAGGTAATAGGCGGTGATGGCGTATGAAATTGGGCGATATGACTTTTCGGGATTTGCTGCCGCCATTTATGCGGGAAGATGGCGCCATTTTGGGGCTGTCCTTTGCCACAGATGCCATTATCCAAAAACTCCATGCTTCCGCCCAGCTTTTGACCACATGGGATAAGATTGATGAACTGCCGGAAGGAGAGCTGGATAGGCTGGCGGAAGAACTGCATATCACTTGGTATTTGAAATCAGAGCCCATTGACGTGAAACGCAACCTCATCAAAAACAGCGATCAGGTGTATCAGAAATTGGGTACAAAATGGGCAGTGGAAAATGTCATCCATACATATTTTGGCGATGGATACATACAGGAATGGTTTCAGTATGAGGGAGAACCGGGGCATTTTCGCATTTTCAGCGCCAATCCTTCCATTACCGATGAAAGGCTCATGCAGTTTTTGGAGATTCTCCAAAAGGTCAAACGGGGTTCTTCCCATTTGGACGGCATTTTCATCACATTGACAGGGCGGATGCAGCTCCATACCGGCGTGGGATACCACGAAGTGTCTTTTGAAACAATACGGATTGGCAGCAATTTCAAAGAAAAGAAAGGAGAACAACAGCCATGAGTGCATTTTATGACAATAATGTGACGGATGTAGGGCGGCTCCTGCTGGGAGATGTGCAAATGGGCGCCAGCTTTGTGCCCACTAAGATTGTCATTGGCAAAGGCTATCTGCCCCAAGGTAAGACCACCAGAACCATGACGGATGTGGCAGACGTGGTAAAGGAACTGGCACTGAACAAAGCTACGAAAAATCCTGACGGTGACGCTATTTTCGGTGCCATCTTCAGCAATGAAGATATACAGGAAGCCTTTTATTACAGGGAATTGGGGCTGTATGCCAAGGGGGTGTATTATAACCAGTCAGGAGGTGTGGAGCGGGAAACGGCAGAAGTCCTGTATTCTTACGGGAACGCCGGAGAAAATGCGGAATTGATTCCTGCTTACAGCACCGGCAGTGTGGTGGAGCGGCAGCTTGATCTGCTGGTTTATATCGGCAATGATACGGAAGTAAAGCTGGAGATCGAAACGGGGTTGTATGTGACCATTCCTGTTTTCAATGACACCGTGGAACGGCTGGAAAAGGATATTGAGGAGGTGCGGTACATCGTAGACAGCACCACTGCGAAAAAATATGAATGGGCAATGGAAAGCGGTACCCTTTCGCTGGATGAGGTGGATGGCGATACCAAAATCAATATTGCTGACAAAGAAACGCTGGACGCGGTGAAGGGAAAAGTGGACCTTATCCATACCAACACAGAAGGACTTTCTGGAAAAATTGGTCAGACCAATGACAGCGGCGGCAGTGAGGCGGCTGGCTCTGTGTTTGCCAAGCTGAATAAAATCATTGGGGATATTGCAGCCCATGTGAAGCAGTGGACGGCAGAAAGAGCGGCAAAACTGGATCAGATGGATACCATCAACGAAAATGCCCAGACGGCAAGCACAAAGGCAACGGAACTGGTGGAAGATGTGGCGGAGCTGAAAGCGGCTGTGGCACAGGAAACCACTGTGGAAGGCATTAGTAATAAGATTGGTGAAGAAGGGGACGCCGACACACAACCAACTTTGTTTGGAAGGCTGGCACAGTTGAAAAATGTGCTGGTGGAAAAGCTGGCGGAAGTCATTACAAAGATTACTGGTATCGACAGTAAAATTGGTACTAGTAGCGACACATTGGAAGATGAAACGTTGTTTGGAAAAAATGCTATGTTGGGAAATAAATTTGAATCGCTTTCTGAATACGGTTTGGATTTATTTCAAAAAAACAAATTGGACGGTATTTCTTTAACTAACCCTACTTTAACAAATGAACAAAAAATAGTGCTGTTTAAAAAAGTTGGTCAGTTTGTATGCGAAAGCAGAGGAAAAATATCAATGAAAGCCACTTTAACTTTCCGAACAAAATCAACAGCATCAACCTCTGCTCAGGTGATTGTTAATTACGTATTAAATAATAAAGCGTATGCAGAAATGGATATGGGAGCGACATCAAACCAATCATCTATTGAAAGTGAGGGTGTTACTCTTGTAGGAAAAGGTATTAGCAGTTCAAGTGGTGCATGGTCACAGCCTACTACGGTAACCAATGATTCTAATGTGATAGAGGTAAGCAAAGGTGATGTTTTAACGTTTTTCATAGGTTCAAGAGCCAGCGAAGGTTCTAGTTACACATACTATTGGGATATTCAAAATGCCACAGTAGAAGGTTTTGCTATGAAATAGGAGGCGGTAGGAGTGATTCTTTATGTAAATGATGAGAATATAATTTATGGATTTCTGCCAGATAGAGATACTACGGAATCTACAGATGGAATCGTCTTTAATGGTGAGTTTTCATTCGAGCAGGGTGACGAAAAAGAAGGTTTTTGTAAGGTGTTCAAATGGGACGGTGAAAAACCTATTATTGAATATATACCTACTCCAGAACCTGAGTTGTCACAACTTGATAGAATGGAGGAACAGCTTGGAAAATCACAGGATGAAATCCGGCAGGAAGGGGCTGATCTCTTGATGGAAGAACTGATAAAAAGAGGTGTTGTGAAATGAAAACAGGTGCAGAGTTGCTACTTGACCATTACAAAGGAAAATATCAGAAAGGAACGCTGACAGAGGAACAACTTTCCCAGATGGTTATTGCCGGGACCATCAGTGAGGATGAAAAGCAGTATATCATGAAAAGGGAAGAAACGGGCGGCAATGACCCTGATTTGGTGACCTACTACAAAATGACACAGGGCATTTTGCCAAAACAGAAATGAGGTGATTTTATGGGATACATTGAAGATGCCGAAAGACTGATCAACCATGTGAAGCAGATCAAGCAGACAGGGGCAAGTGCGACACAGGAACAGGCAAACCCACCTGCAGATATCGGTATTTTTGCGGATGGCTATCCGGAATGGGTGAAGGATGACGGTCTGGAAGAACTGTACCATATTTCCTATTATCCAAAAACAGGGATTGTGTATCAGTGTATCAATCCAATTCAGCGATTCGCCCAGTACACGCCGGATGTGGCTACAAACAACTACAATCCGTATCCGGCGCCGGATGCAGACGGTGTTTACCCTTATGTTTATGGGATGGGTGTAAAAATTGGCATGAGAGAGCGTGACCCTAATGGAAAGGTGTATGTAGCCATTCAGGCGATGACAAAACAGCTCAATCCGCCTAGCGAACTGTCAGCTATTTTCCAGATTGAGGGGTGAGGAATATGGATACAGAAACCTTTTTGACAATGATTGCTGTTATGACAGGCGTTGGTTCTTTATGGGCGATGATCTATAAATTGGTACAATGGCTGGAACAGCAGAAGGAGCAGGACAAAGAGATACAGAACATCAAAAAAGAGCAGTGTGTGATGTGCTATGGTCTGCTTGCTACGCTGGACGGGCTGAAACAGCTGGGAGCCAATGGCAATGTAACGGATGCTTATAATAAGCTGGAAAAGCATATCAACCAGAGTGCTCATGATTAGGTGATAAAATGAAACGAAAAAAGAATACATATACCAAAAAGCTGGTAAAGTGGATTCTTGCAATCTCAGTTTTTGATTTGCAGTTATCCTATTTGCTGGCTTTTTTAGGTAGAACAGAAATCGCGGAAAACCTGTCCATGACGGTGGTGACGACCATCATCGGTACGGTCATCACCTATTGCATCAAATCCTTTAAGGAAACAAAAGAGGAGGAAAAAGTGTCGTATCTGCGGGAAAAGAATGGTGTGGAACAGGAAGAAGTTTGGACGAATAAGGAGGTCTGAAGTATGAATGATGTTGTGAAATTTTTGATGGAAAACTGGTATTTGCTCATTGCTAGTGTAGGCGTAGCAGTGGCAACGGGATTTATGCTGTATCACTTTTTCAAGTTACCTACCAAAGAACAGATTGCCAAAATCAAGGAGTGGCTTTTGTTTGCTGTAACTGAAGCCGAAAAAGAACTGGGCGGCGGTACCGGACAGCTGAAACTGCGTCAGGTTTATGATTTGTTTGTGCAGCGGTTTCCAGCAGTGGCAGCGGTGATTTCTTTTGATACGTTTTCTGGTTGGGTGGATGAAGCACTGGAGCAGATGCGGGAAATGCTGGAGCAGAATCAAAATGCCCGGAAATATGTTGGGACTTTGTGAGAGTTATTTTCTGAAAGAATGAAGCAGGGGCAAAATCCCCTGCTTTTTCATATATTGGGACAAAGGAGGAAAGTTTATGACAGGAGAAGAACTGGTGGCATTTGCCAAAAGTAAATTGGGAGTGCCGTATGTGTATGGCATGAAGGGGGAAGTGATGACCCTTGCCAAGTATAACCAGCTGAAATCCATGTATGGGGATTTGGTGTGGAACAGCGATAAAAACAAGGTTGGAAAGGTCTGCTGTGATTGCTCTGGTCTGATCAGTTGGGCAACGGGTATCGTTCGTAATTCTCAGGGATACCATGACACGGCTCTGGAGGTGCAGCCCATTTCCACTATCAGCAAGGCACCCATCGGGGCAGCTGTGTGGCAGAAAGGACATATCGGCATTTATATTGGCAATGGGGAATATATTGCCGAGGATGGCAGTGCTTATGGCTGCCGGAAGAATAAGCTGAGTAAGGCTGGATTTACCCATTGGCTGCGGTTGAAAGATATTGATTATACGGTGAAAGAGGATGATGAAATGGTGGAACAGGCAAAGTTGATTGTGAACGGTAAGGAGTATACTGTGGAACGGATTTTGAAGGACGGCACAAACTATGTCAAGATCAGGGATATTGCGGATGTGCTGGGGTATGAGATTAGTAATCAGGGAAGTACAGCAGTGCTGACGAAGAGGTAAGAGGGCGGGGCGAAAGCTCCGTTTTTTTACTATAAAATGAATTATTATGTCAGAAGGATGAAAACAAAATTTATAAGGTTATAGGTATAATGGATGATATATCTGGTATAAATGTACTATATATTTGCTAATAATAAGTCAAAATTCGGAGGAATTGACATGAGAAAAGTGAAAGATTATAATATTAAAAAATATGTTGATTCAATTATAGAGGTGAGAAATATGACCCTTGACTTAATTCTCAATTGTTATAGAAATTGCAAAGAATATTCGTTGAGAGAAAATGTATCTGGTTATTTAAAATACATTGAAGAAAAACCATTTTATATTGCTCCTAGTTTTAGTGATGTAAAAACAGAAAAAAGAATGTCATCATTTAATCCAAAGTTCATGCTTTTTTCTGCACCAGGTGCTACTGGTAAAAGTGCGCTTGCAAAGCATATTGCTCATCGTTTTGGTGCATTGTATTGGAATTTAGCAAAAGTAAAAATTGGTACAAATAGTTTTGCAGGTTCTATTCTTCAGGCTGTTGGTCCAGAAAATTATTCGGAATTTATTAAAGATTTAAAAAATGGTAATATATTATTAGTGATTGATGCACTTGATGAAGCAGAAATTGTATCAGGAAGAAAAATGATAAATGAGTTTATTGCAGAGATTGATGAGAGCCTTTGCGAGTATAATTTGCCTTCAGTGATTTTACTGGCGAGAACAGAAACTGCCCAGTATATTGCATCTTTTTGTACGGAAAATAGTATACCCATTCGCCATTATGAAATTGGATTTTTTACTGAGTTTTCTGCTAAAGATTTTATATTACAAAGTATAACTGGAGAGGGTAATCCATCAAAACCCGACATAGAATGTACAAATTCTTATTATGATGCAATTCGGCGAAATATTACAGACGACGAATGTGAATCATTTTTAGGATATGCGCCTGTTTTAGAGGCAATTGCTGCTCATATTAAACAATCGCCTAATAGATCTAAAATGATTAGTGATCTTTCTCAAAAAAGAGATTGTACAGACATTATTTTGAAAATTATGGAAGATCTTTTGACGCGTGAACAGGAAAAAGTAGTTATTGCTTTTAAAGAAAAATGCAAAGAAAAATATCCGAATTTTACACAGTGGGATAACGTATATTCGATGGAAGAACAGTTGATGAGAGTGATTTACTATATACTTTTCCAAGATACGCAGTATACAAACTATCATCTCGATTTTCTTCCATCGCAGTTAATTGATGACTATCAGGAATTGCTTGATACATTTATGGCGCAACATCCGTTTATAAGAAATTATAGAAAAGATAGTGGAAATATGGATTTTACTGGTCCGGCGTTCCGTGATTATTCATTAGCAAAAGTTATTCTTAAAAGTGAATTTAGTGAACTTGCAGATACTTATTTTTCAGAGTCTCAAAGTCAATCATATTTTCCTTCTCAGATATTTTTTGATTGTTATATGAAGATTTCGGAAAATAATGTATATCCTAATCATATTTCATATGTTTATGATTCTTTTAAAGCAAAAGCAACTGCATATGAACGTCCTTATTTACAGTGTTATGAGATTTGTTCTACTGAGGAGAGCGACGTGGAGTACTGTGCTGAATTTGGAATGAAAAATGGGAAGCAGCAGATGTCAAAACGACATGAATTTCCTGTAAGAATTATTAATACGGAAAGTCCTTTGCAATTTGAACAGTTGGTAAATGTTTCGATTGAGATGCCTAATATGGAGGTTTCAATTGGGCGACAGAAAACTGATGCACGCATTTGTAATTCTTCTGTAATATGCAAAAAAATTCGCTTTTCTACTAAAAATATAACCATTGAATCTTTTTCTCCGGAAGAATGCCTTTTAGTATCGAAAGAAGATTTTGTAGGAGATATACCTTTAATTGATATTATCAGAGCAGATAATTTGAAGGTATCTGCTCCCAATTTGTCTAATTATTATAAATTATTTCCATACAAATTATATATGTCTTTTTGA